TTAGAAGAAGTTTATAAATTTTTAACTGAATTTCATAAACAACTTCCCGAAGATGATAAGATGTTTTTACATGAACCTACAATTTTAGAATTAATAGAAGACGAATTTAAACCATACGTTAATACTGAAAAAGAATACCAAGAAATTGTTTCCTCAGTTAAACAATATTTATCATCAAAACAACCACAAACTATGAGTGAATTAGAAAAATATGATTTAAACGAAAATACTATGAGTGAATTAAAAGAATATTACATTAAAAAGGCGATTCTAGAATCTGATAATCGACCAGAAGAAAAAGAAAAATTAGATGAAGTAGCAGCTGAATTAGTAGGACAATATGGAGCTGAAGCTGTCAATGGACTTTATATGTTAGCAGGGATTTTAGGTCTTCCTATCGCAGCTGTTTTATCATCTGTAGCTGATGGAACTATAGATATAGATTTAAAAGGTACTCTTAAAGATTTATACAAATCAGCAGGTGACAGTGTAAAAAGTAAAGCAAAATCTTTAGCTAAAACATTAGGATTAAGTAGTAGCTCAGTTTCACTTAATGAAAACAAAATGACAAATTTAGAAAAATATATCAAACAGCAAATCAAAGAAGCTAAAAATCCATTAGCTCAAAAGATGAAAGAAATCGAAAATCAAGGACGCGTTGCAGCACTTGAAACCAAATTAGCTGCTATTGCTGAAATGATCGAAGAAACTAATGGCCGTTTAACTCGCATTGACGAAGATAATGAATTCGCTGATATGATGGATAGAAATGCTGTTAAAGAAGTTCGTAAACAACTCAAAGAACTTGAAAAAGCTAAAGATAAGCTCGAAAAAGAAAGAGCTAAAATGGAAGGTAAAGTCGAAAAGAAAAAAGAACCAGTAGTAGATGAAGATGCTCCTATTGGTGAAGATATATTTGACACAGCCATTGATGAAATCGACTTAGAAGAAGAAACATTTGAACTTAACGAATCTATGCTTCGCATGCAAAAATTAGCTGGTTTAATCACTGAAAGTGATATTCAAAAAAAAACTAAGCCTTAAAGAAGAAAAAATAGCTCCCGAAGAATTACTAAAGCTATTACAAAGTAACCCAGATAAAGTATATTCAAATACAGGTAAATGGCCTCGTTTGAATGTTAAAAATTTTAAAGTAGGGAAAGATGGTAAAGAAGTCATTGATTTTAATTCTAGACCACAGGAATTTTGGTTTTTCTGGACAGGTGAGGAATACAAAGATGCTCCTAAAAACATTGGCGATGGAGCTCAATTAATAGGAGGTTTTCAGTTAGAAGGAACCCAAATATGGTTTACAGTAATGGGGGGACGTGCTGAAGAATATTTAATGGCTCGCCTTGATAGAAAAGAATTTACTAGTAAACCTGGAAAAATTGATTATCTTAAAGTAGCTAAATTTGGTAACTAACTTAACTAAATATAAGAATTAAGGGAGCTTCGGCTCCCTTTCTTTTTAGCTACGTATATACGATGGCAGACATTAAATCAATTATTAAACAAGAGTTCGTTAAATCTGCGAGCGATCCTGTCTATTTTATGAAAAAATATTGTTGGATTCAACACCCAACAAGAGGTCGCACACAATTTAACTTATACCCATTCCAAGAAAAGGTATTAACTCTACTAAACAAGCACGATAAATCAGTTATCTTAAAATCAAGACAGCTTGGTATATCGACTCTCTCAGCAGGTATAGCTTTGCATATGATGTTGTTTCAAAAAGATAAAAATATCCTTGTAATAGCAACAAAACAAGAAACAGCTAAAAACCTAGTAACTAAAGTACGATTTATGTATGATCAGTTACCTAGTTGGTTAAAATTACCCACAGTAGAAAATAACCGACTATCACTACGACTTAAAAATGGATCCCAAATTAAAGCAGTATCAGCAGCAGGCGATGCTGGTAGATCAGAAGCAATTTCACTTCTAGTGATTGATGAGGCTGCGTTTATTGAAGAAAATAGAATTGAAGAGATTTGGGGTTCAGCACAACAAACACTCGCAACTGGTGGTAGAGCAATTGTATTATCTACACCAAACGGAACAGGTAACTGGTTCCACCGAATGTGGACTAAAGCACAAGACGGTACAAGTGGATTTACACCTATTAGATTACCTTGGACTGTACATCCAGAACGAAATCAAGAATGGCGAGATAAACAAGATGATGAATTAGGTGAAAGAATGGCTGCACAAGAATGTGACTGCGATTTTACAACCTCTGGTGATACAGTATTCCCTCCAGAAACTCTTAATTATATAGAAACTACAATGCTTAAAGATCCACTTGAGAAACGTGGTATGAATCAAAGTTTATGGGTTTGGGAATATCCAGATTATTCAAGGCAATATATGGTTGTAGCTGACGTAGCAAGAGGTGATTCAAAAGACTATTCTGCGTTTCACATTATAGACATTGAAACTTGTACACAGGTAGCTGAATTTAAAGACCAAATTCCCACAAAAGATTTTGGTCGAATATTATATAATATAGCAAACGAATACAATAAAGCATTACTTGTAATTGAAAACGCAAATATTGGTTGGGCTGCAATTCAAGAAGTAATTGATATGGGTTATGAAAACCTATACTACAGCCCCAAAGACGAAAAATTTACCCGCGATGCTGAAGCATACATTGCTAGGGGATATGATTTAATAGATAAATCTAAAATGGTACCTGGATTTACAATGTCACTTAAAACTAGACCATTAACTATTGCTAAATTAGACGCATATATTAAAGAACAAAGTATACAAATCCAATCAAGACGTACATTAGATGAATTAAGAACATTTGTCTGGAAAAACGGCCGCCCAGAAGCTCAAACCGGATATAATGATGACCTAATTATGTCTATAGCTACTGCGTGTTATGTGCGAGATACTGCATTAAAATTTGCTCAACATGGGGTTGACTTAACTCGAGCTATGCTTGAAAATACAACTAAAGCAGCTTATAATCCATTTTTTAGTTCTACACAAATTAATGATCCTAAAGATGCTTATAAATGGAATGTAAATGGAAAAAATGAAGATTTGTCTTGGCTTTTAGGTTAAATATTTATACACACATTATAAACCATAAATATGGCAGATACTAGCTTATTTACACGATTAAGAAGGTTATTCTCAAATGACGTTATTATTAGAAACGTTGGAGGTAACCAACTCAAAATAATGGATACTGATCGTATCCAAAAATATGGTAACTTAGAGTCAAACTCACTTTACGATAGATTCACAAGATTACACAGACCTGTAGGTTCGTCACTTCAATACAACCCTACACTCAACTACTCATCTATGCGCCTCCAGCTTTACAGCGATTACGAGGCGATGGACTACGATTCGTTAATTGCTCCTGCACTTGATATTATTTCAGAAGAATCAACTCTCAAAAATGAATATGGAGATGTATTGACAATCAAATCCTCAAACGACAACGTAAAGCGTGTATTACACAACTTATTTTACGATGTATTAAATGTTGAATTTAACCTACCATCTTGGGTTCGTCAAATGTGTAAGTATGGTGATTTTTATCTTCACCTTCAAATCTCTGAAAAATTCGGTGTTTACAACGCCTTACCACTTTCTGTATATCAGGTAGTAAGAGAAGAAGGTATGGACCCTGAAAACCCTAGTTATGTACAATTTGTATTAGATCCTAATGGTTTGTCACAAAGTCAGACTTATAGTGCTAGAAGAAGCGACCAAATGAAACTCGAAAATTACGAGGTTGCTCACTTCAGACTATTGTCAGACGCTAACTATCTTCCTTATGGCCGTTCATATCTTGAACCCGCTCGTAAGGTATTTAAGCAGTTAATTTTGATGGAGGATGCGATGCTTATTCACAGAATTATGCGCGCTCCCGAAAAAAGAATTTTCTACATGAACGTAGGAGGTATTCCACCACAAGAAATTGATCAATTTATGGAACGTACTGTTGCCAGAATGAAAAAAACTCCATACGTAGATCAAAGCACTGGTGACTATAACTTAAAATTCAATATTCAAAATATGACTGAGGATTTTTATATCCCAGTTAGAGGTAACGATGCATCAACTAAAATAGAAACAACAAAAGGCCTCGATTATGACGGCACAACTGATATTGAATATTTAAAAAACCGAATGCTGGCTGCTCTCAAGATTCCAAAAGCATTCTTAGGATACGATGAAAATCTTGAAGGCAAATCAACACTAGCAGCTATGGATATTCGTTTTGCTCGTACAATTGAACGCCTACAAAGAACAATCGTTTCTGAGCTCAACAAAATAGCATTGGTTCACTTATATACCCAAGGATTTACAGATTCAGACTTAGTAGATTTTGAATTATCACTTACAGGTCCTTCAATTGTATTTGAACAAGAAAAAGTAGAATTATATAAATCTAAAGTCGAATTATCTAATTCAATTTTAGATAAAAAGATTTTATCCACAGACTTTATTTATAAAAATGTATTTAATTTATCTGAAGATGAAATCGACCATGAGAGAAATAGAGCACTTGATGATGCCGCTCATATTTTCCGTACTAATCAAATAGAAAATGAAGGTAATGACCCTATAGAATCAGGCGAATCATATGGTACTCCTCATGATTTAGCAAATGTATATGCTAATAATAGGATTAAAGATAGAGGTGATGTACCTAGTGGGTATGATGAAAGGGAGCCGGGACGTCCTAAAACAAAATTAAGTGATTTTGGTTCAGATAAAGGTAATTTTAGTCGTGACCCTCTTGGAAAATCTGGCTTAACAGCTGACGATGAACCTAAAAGAACAAATAATGTTTCTACATTTGCTCTTGAAGAAAACTCAAGAATACTTAAAAAATTATCTTTAGGAAGATTAAAAGGAAAACAACTTTTATCTGAGGAGGGTAAAACATCTATGTTAAGTGAAGAAAACATCATAAAGGAATAATCTTTTAAGAATCTTTACATATTTATATAAGAATAAATCAATTCATGCATGAAACCTAAGCATTCCAAGTACAAAAATACAGGGATATTATTTGAATTGTTGACGAGACAAATCACTTCGGAGACTATTTCAAATTCCCAACCAAAGGCTGTAGGTATCTTAAGAAAGTTTTTTGGTAATAATTCTGCTCTTGTAAAAGAGTACCAAATATATAATGCGTTACTTAATAAAAGATTTGAAAAAGAAGCAAGCGCTACTGTTCTCATTGAAACGTTAATAGACGCTCACTCTAAACTTAACAAGTCTGTTTTAAGAAGAGAAAGATACAATTTAGTTAGAGAAATTAAAGAAACCTATAATATAGAGGATTTTTTCAAAGCAAAAATTCCTAATTATAAAGTATATGCTAGTGTCTACAATCTATTAGAAAATCAAGACGCTAACCCTATGTCAATTGTAAATTCTAAAGTAGCTATTTTAGAACATATTACAAATAAAAACCTTCCAAACAAACCCAAAAAGGAAATCGTTATGGAAGAATATGAGAAGTTTGATAAAGAAACTAGAGCATTAACATATAAGATGTTAATGGAAAAGTTTAATGATAAGTACTCTAGATTAGCAGACAACCAAAAAACACTTCTTAAAGAATACGTTTATAACGTTTCTAACAGCCCTAAATTAAAAGCATTTATCAACGAAGAAATTATTGCTGTAAAAGCTGAGTTAGAAATATTAGCTGAAAATGTTGATCAAGTCACCAAAATTAAACTTACTGAAGTTAAAAACTTAATTAAACCTCTTTGCAAAAAATCTTCGGTTCATGATGATAATGTAATTAATCTTCTTAATTACTATGAATTGGTCAATGAACTTAAAGCTGCTCAGTAATGAAAGTAGACGAACTGAGAAATTTAATTCGTGAACTCATTAAAACCGAGTTAGAGGAAGTTAATACTACAGGCACTGGTGCTTCTTTTAATGCAGGTTCTGGTGAAGCTTATGCTACTCCTTTTGCATTTAAAGGAAAAGGAAAAAAAACAAAAAATAGAGGTCTTGAACAATCAAAGCGCCTTGGATATATACCCTTAAAAAAATAAGTTATGGCTAAAAAAATTAATGCATTTGAGTTTAGTAAAGGTGGTTCTAAGGTAAACCGCCCTGGTATACATGCTAAGACTAAATCTAGTAAGCATAAAAATTCAAAAAACTATCAAAAAGCCTATAGAGGACAAGGAAAATGAGCCAATTATTAGTAGAACATATCCCATTTAAAGTCGATAGACTTTTAGTAGAAGCATCAATTAAAGAAAATCGTCCTTTAGTTGTTAAAGGTATACTTCAAAAAGCCGGTACTAAAAACCAAAATGGTCGTATCTACGAAAGAAAAATTCTTGAAAGGGAAATCCAAAAATATATAGAAGGCCCAATTAAAGAAAATAGAGCATTAGGTGAATTAGATCACCCCGAATCGTCTGTTATTAACTTAAATAATGTATCCCACAATATTAAAAAAGTATGGTGGGATGGAGATACCGTAATGGGTGAAGTAGAAGTATTATCTACCCCAGCAGGTAATATACTTAAAGAATTATTCCGTAGTGGAATTACAGTAGGAATTTCTTCTAGAGGAATGGGTTCAGTAGAAGAAAATGCTAATGGTACTTTAATAGTACAAGAAGATTTCGATTTATTATGTTGGGATTTTGTTTCTACACCTTCAACACCTGGTGCTTATATGACACCAACTACATTAAAAGAAGGAATAGAAACCCCAATTAAAGATTACACTAAAGTAAATAACATTATCCGTGATATCATTTGTGATAACACAGGAATGTGTAAGTGTTAATCTTTACCTAAAATTCCTTTAACAAAGTAGACTAAAAAGACTACAATCATGATTGGCCATAACCCAATCATCCAAAATCTTTCTCCGAAACTTACATCGTTTCCTGTCCAACGGATTACATGTTCAATTACAAATGAAATAACTAATCCGGCTAAAATGTATTCTACTGCTAACAAAATCATAATATAGGGGCTTTTTCATAAGATAACAAAAAAATCTTTGGTCTCCAAACCTTTTTTATATTTATTTTTAACAAGCATACACTATAAAAAAATAGTGTCCCTGGATTTTAAAACAAATCCCTATTAGAGATACTAAAATCTCTATTTCCCGTATTTTTATTTACCGGAAGCCAAATAAAAACTTTTACAAAATGGCTGAATTATTAAAAGAAGCAATCGCTGACGCGAAAGCTGTTAGAGAAGTCGCTTTGCAAAACGCTAAAATGGCGTTAGAAGAAGCGTTCGACTCTAAATTAAAAAACATGCTTTCTGCTAAATTAGCAGAAGAGCTTGAAGAGGACGTTGAACTTGAAGAGGTATACGAAGAAGACGATGATAATGTAAAGTCTGAAGGTGATACTTACGAAGAGGACGACGTAACTGAGGAATTCGATCTTGATGAAGAAATCAACCTTGACGAACTCATGGCTGAACTCGAAGAAATGTCATATGATGAAGACGATGATATGAAAGAGGGATACGATGAAGATGAAAAGGTTGATGAAGGTTTAGGCACTAAAGCTGTAGCCATCATGAAAGGTATTGGTAAATCTTTAAACCCATTTAAACAACCTGCTGACTATGCTAAAGAAATGCAAGCCGCTTTGCAAAAAGATCCTGAGTTAAAAAACGATGAGGATTTTATGCAACAGTTAAACTTCTTTAAAGGATTCGCAGATATTGCTTCTGCTGCATCTGACGCTGGAGCAGACATGGGTACTAAAGCAATGAATGAAGATTTCGACATCGATGCTTTAATTTCTGAAATCGAAGCTGACCTTGAAGAAGGTAAGAAAAAGGCTAAAGATGATGAGAAAAAAGAAGACGAGGAGAAGAAAAAGATGAAAGAAGAACTCGCTGAGGCTCTTTCAACTGTTGATACTCTTAAGTCTACTATCTCTGAAATGAACCTTTTAAATAGCAAACTCCTCTACTGCAACAAGCTTTTCAGAGCTAATTCTTTAACAGAAGCTCAAAAAATTAAGGTGGTTGACGCCTTAGACAAAGCTGCTACAACTGGTGAAGCTAAATTAGTATTCGAAACTCTCGAAGAATCTTTTGCTTTTACAGGTGTAGAAAAAAGAGCTATTCAAGAAGGTTTAGGACGTGCTTCTAAGCCTGCTGGAGTTGCTCCTAAAAAGGTTATTGCGGAATCAGTTGATGAGACTGTGTCTCGATTCCAAAAACTCGCAAACATTAACAAATAATTTTAGAAAACATGAATGTTAACACATTATTAGAGGGCGCATCCCCGCTCCAACATCAGCAGAATGAAGCTGCTAAGTTGGCTAGCAAGTGGGAAAAGTCCGGACTCTTGGAAGGCTTAAACGGCCACGAGAGCGAAAAAGCAAACATGGCTGTTCTCCTTGAGAACCAAGCTAGACAATTAGTAAATGAAGTCAATAGCACTGGTACTGGTACTTCTATCACTGCTGGGTCTTCAGAAGCTTGGGCTGGTGTTGCTCTTCCACTTGTTAGAAGAGTATTCGGTGAGATCGTTGCTAAAGACCTCGTGTCTGTTCAGCCAATGAACCTCCCTTCAGGCCTTATCTTCTACTTAGATTTCCAATATGGTCAAGCACAACCAGGATTCGCTGCTGGCTCTTCTTTATACTCAGTAGATTCTACTACGCTTAAAGAAACAGAATTACCTGCTGTAGGTAAGGGTAGTGGTCTTTATGGTGCTGGTCGTTTCGGTTACTCAATCAATGATACCGCTTCTATTGTAACTTCTTTAAGTACTACAGCTAATGCTTTATCTACTTATACCACAGGTTCTATAAACGCTGCTGACTACAATTATAACGCTGAATGGTCTGCTTCTCATGCAGGTCAATTTAATGCTTCAAACGCTTCTGGTGTTTATAAAGTAATTGTTGATGCCACTGATGGTCTTATAGATTATGATCCTGAAGGAATTAGAGCATTTGAACTTTCAGGTACTGGTATTTTAGAAACTTTCAATGAGTTTACTAAATTAAATGGTGATAATATTGAATTCCTTGTTTCTTGTTCTGGTGATGCTGGTGCTATTAGCGCATTAACTGTTCAGTACCAAAAAGGTCCAGATAACCTTAACGACAGAGGTGATTTCGAAGAACTTGATTTTGATGGAGTAGGTTCTCTTGATATCCCTTCAATCGATGTTAAATTAAACAGCGATACTGTTACAGCGAAAACTCGTAAATTGAAGGCTCAATGGACACCAGAATTCGCTCAGGATTTGAATGCTTACCACAGCATCGATGCTGAAGCTGAATTGACTTCTATTCTTTCTGAGTACATCTCAATGGAAATCGATCTCGAGATCCTCGACATGTTGATTAGAAACGCTGACACTACAGATTTTTGGAGTGCTAAAATTGCTAGAGAAAGAAGCAACACAGGTGTTGCAACTGATTTAAGCTCAGGTGTTTACTATACTAAAATGTCTTGGTTCCAGACCTTAGGTGTTAAACTCCAAGCAGTTAGCAATACTATCCACCAGAAGACTCTTCGTGGAGGTGCTAACTTTATGGTAGTTTCTCCAAGAGTAAGCACAATCTTAGAATCTATTCCTGGATTCGCTGCTGATTCTCCTGGTGATTCTAACAAGTACGCGATGGGTGTTCAGAAAATCGGTGCTATCAACTCTAGATACACTGTTTATAAGAATCCATACATGACTGAAAACACCATTTTAATGGGTTATAAAGGTAACCAATTCCTCGAAACAGGTGCGGTATTTGCCCCATATATTCCATTAATTATGACTCCACTTGTGTATGATCCTGTATCCTTCACTCCACGTAAAGGAATCATGACTCGTTACGCTAAGAAAATGGTTCGTCCAGATTTCTATGGTAAAATTACCGTTACTGATCTTAACGAATTGTAATAGAGTTATTATTATAAATTTAGAAAGAGCCGCAATTGCGGCTCTTTTTTTTTATATGTATTAATGTTAAACGTTTAAATTTTTATATTATGGCTCAAAAAACCAAAATTAACCTTAATAGAGAATATACTCTTAAACAAGGAATAGCTGAACTTCAAGATATTATTGATAGTGTTCAATTCTTAACCCCAGGTGAAAATACCTTACCTACTGCTGACCCAGCATCTGCAGGTGCTTTATTTATTACTGGCTCAGATGGTATGAATTTAGGTAGTATTACTGGAAGTGGATTTGCTGTTCTTTGCGTGTCTCAAGGATAATATTTATTTAATTATTATTAGAAAGGCCGCTTTAAGCGGCCTTTTTTTATATTTATAATCGTAAAACGTTTCAAACCATTTATAATGGCTAAACAAAATATTGAAAAGACCCCACCAAAAGGGCCTATTCGCTTCTCAATCAGCCTTTCAGAGGAACAAAAAGAAGCCAAAGAAAAAATTCTTCAAAGACCGTTTAATTTTATTATTGGTAAAGCTGGTAGTGGTAAAACATTACTTGCCGTTCAAATAGCATTAGACATGCATTTTAAACGTATGATTAATAAAATTGTAATCACACGCCCAACAGTATCAAATGAAGATAACGGGTTTTTACCTGGTTCACTTGAAGAAAAATTAGAACCATGGTTAGTTCCAATTCGTTCTAATATGAGAAAGGTTTATAATAAACCAGATATCTTATCTAAAATGGAAAGTGAAGAAAAAATTGAATTAGTTTCACTTACACATTTTCGTGGTAGAACATTTGAAGATGCTGTGTGTATTATTGATGAATTTCAAAATTTAACTAAACAACAATTCCAAATGTGTATTTCACGTTTAGGTAAAAATTCAACAATGATATTTACAGGCGACAGTCAACAAATTGACTTAAAATTCAAAAACGATTCAGCTATACATGAAGTAGCTAAAATTCAAGGATCACAATTTGTTAATAAAATAATATTAAAAGAAAACCACCGCCATGAAGCTTTAGATGAAATATTTGAGTTGTTGAAAGATTATAATTGATTTTATATTTTTTCATATTTATAATCAAATACTATATCTATGGCAACAATTTCAATTTGGCCGGGGTCTGCA